TTAATATTAAATTAAGTGCTTTTGCCCAACCTGCAACAATTCCTCCAATAGTACCAAGTATAGCACCAAGCATAACTGCTATTGCTCCAGCGCCTCCAGTCTTTAAGTCTTTATCAGGTGGCGCATCTGGGGCTTTTTTGTTAAATATACGGGGATCACCAGTTAAGTCTGGTGGTGGTTTTAAAACATCTTCGCTACCTTCAGCCATTGATGTAGCAATTGATTGTGATGCTTCTGCTGATTCTTTTGTAGCATCTGCTAATTCACTAAGTTCTTTTGATAATTGTTCACCAATTTTTTCAAATGCATCTTCTTTAGATTCAGTCTCTTTATTTGCATCAGGAATATCTTCCATTTGCTCAAAGTCTAATTCTGCTTTAGCAACTAGTTCACCAACGCTAAAGCTAATTTCATCTGTTGCTACTTTAATAGCTGATAAAGTATTAGTTGCAGCAGCAAGGTTGCTATCCATTCCAAATAATTTGGGCAGCAATTCGGTCTTAAGGTGATTTACAGAGTTAATTAAATCGTTTTGACCTTCAACATGTACTAGACTTGGCAATGCCATTATTTTTTACCCATTGCCTGCGCACCAAAGAAAGCAGCAACAATACCAGCAACAGCAACAAAATATGTTGGTGCCATACTGCCTAATGTTTTCTGTGCTTCATCTAGTCCCACTAAGGATGCAACTACTACTGCAAAAGGATATAACAATAAACCGCCTAAAGCAAACCAAGTCATGTTTCTCTGTGCATCACGCATTGCATCAGCATCCTCAAGCTCCTTACGCTTGAACTCTAAGTACATCTTCTCTTCTTCTTTAGATACTTTACCATCACCGTTAGTGTCTGCTGGGTGATGACCACTTGCTTTAATTTCTTCTTCCATTACCTGCTCCTTTGCTGTTTCTGTGCTTCGTGCCTCTCTTTCTCTTTCTGGAGCCACTCTTGCAACAGTGAAACATAGATATCCCTTTCGTAGGGTATCAGATTTTCTAATTCTGTTATACTATATTTATGATGCTGAACCAGTGCAAAGACCGTTTGATAGTAATTTGCCAGCGAATTATGGCTCAGCAGTATTAAAAAAAATCAGCGATTCCGTTCAATACAATCTTTCTATCATTGCCTTCTTTGTTTTTATAGTTAAGTTCATAGGTAAGTTTAGGTAAAGTATCAAAGAACTCTTTTAGCTTTTCAAACCTTTTTATATCAAAACTCTTAATAAAAGACAACGCCTCTTTAGTAGTAAAGTCATCATATACATTCTCATCATCATACACAACTTCTAAACAACCTGCTATTAGTTTAAATATTTCTTCGTTATCAGGTTCTTTATTATCTCCTACATTCATTCCAGCTTTTGCCATAATACCGATTGTAGGATCTTTAAGTTTAATTGTTAGCTTATCATCAATAGCTATTTCATTACTATGGGTTTCGTCTATAGTTGGAGTCAACTCATCAAGGTTAACATTAAACTTATAAACTTCATTGTCTTCAACATCTCTGTATTGAAGCTCAACATAATTTTGTATAGACTTTGATCTTAGTTGTATAAACAACATCTCAAGGTCTAAAGAAGGTAGGTCAGAAACATCTAAATCTTTAGGTGTTAAAACCACGTTTGAAACTACTTGTTTCATTGCATTTATTTGCGCACCAACATCCGACTCTTTACCAATCAGCAATAGCTTTTCTTCTTTCACAAGGAAAGGTCTAAATGTTATTTCTAATCCTGATACTGGTAAGGTATATTCAAAGGTAGGTTGATCAATTTTTGGTAAGGCCATTATATTTCTCCATTATTTAATTAATTCTTTCCGCCTAGGGTTCCAAGGAAAGTTTGTGCATTACTTACTATATTTATAGCATCTCCAACATTGTTGGGTGTCTTCATTGAAGATATTAGTGATGTAGCTGATTGACCCAATCTCAGTAGTCTTTCAAAACCACCCAATGCTCTATCAGAAGCAGGGCCAGGTCCTTCTTGTAAATCAGTAGTCCAATATCTCACTTGAAAGTTTACCTGCACTCTAGCAAACTCATCATTCTGTGCCCATCCTAATGTTACGTCACCTAATACACTAGGCCAAACTTCGTGTGCAGTTATTGTTGAAATTTTATTAGCTGAGACATCGTATGTTGATATTCTTAAATTTGATATGTAATTGTCTCTATAATACTGCTCACCAAATTGTGCGCCTTTCCTTTCTGCAAGCGGTTTGGATCCATCGATATTAACTATGTTGTTTGTCCACTCTTGAAAGAAGTTTAAGTTTCGTCCATTTTGGTCTAACATAAAACTTGCAGATATCTCAGCAGGAAAAGGTAGGCCAGGTCTTCTATCAAGAGGACCAATACCCAGCCTTTGTATGTCTGATGGTGTTAATGTTATACCTGGAATGTTTATAGCATCACAGAAAAACATCAAACGTCTCGTATCATCAGAAGCTGCCCAAGCAGGTGTATCTATTTCAACAACATATCTATTTGGTCTGGCTAAGCTATTACTTTCCTGCATAGTACCCATAAACTTATCAAGACTGAATGGCTTTTGAGAACCCTCACGCGGCTTCTCAAGACCTACACCTTTGCCTAAGTTAAATAATGTTTTTGCTATATCTGTAATTTTTGCCATTAGCTTTTTCTTTTTCTACGCTCTGTCATAGAATCTCTATATATCTTATTTATGCCAGCTTTACGGAACCGCGCTAAAGGCATCATCATTATAAAGTCCCAAGCCTTAGGAGGTATGTATAGATATTGTCCAATTACTCTATCCATATTGTATCTTCTATAAAGCGGTTTAAATGACATCAGGTTTCTTCTTTTCTTCATAAACTCATAATTAACTCTAGGAGCCATCTTACCCCTTATGCTGGTAGAAAGATCATCACCAGGAGTTCCTGGATTCATCATATACTTAAATAGCTCATCCATTAGTTCAGCTCTATATATTTCAGGCAAGTAATGAAAATTTAATCCAGAGAAGTAGCTCTTTTGCTCATACACATTTGTAACGAGGACAACAGGAAACATATCATAATAGTCTGCTGTAGCTTTTGATATAGGATTTCTATAATTAAACATATACAATCTACCAGGCAGAAGTCTCTTTGTCTTTCCTGCGCTCTGCAATAATTGTGTCGGATTGCTTTTTGCCTCTTCTTCACCAAGCTCTCTTATACGCTGAATTGGATCACCTTGGAACTTCGTATACATCTCTTTCATAGACTTGAACTCGAAATCGAATTCGTCTGATGTCATCTTTATAGCTCTTTGAAAAAAATATGCTGGCATTATCCTATTACTCCTAATTCATCTTGCGTCATTATCATAAACTTCATTCCTTTATTATTACAAAACTCTTCTGCAACTTCAAATTTACGTTGATTAACGGCAAACTGAGCAACCTCCTTAATATATCTTTTAGTTCTTCTCTTAGGTTTAGGAGGAGGAACCAGGTGTTGCTTAGGCTTAACCTCTATTACCATTTGTGTACCATCTTCCTTTTCTACCCAGAAGTCAGGAAAATACCTATGCATTCTTCTGTCAATAGGGCTTCTATATGGTATACAGAACTCTTCAGACGCCCAATTTACTATTTGAGTATGAGAATCTAGGTATCTCATTAGCTTGAGCTCCCACAAACTTCTATAAATAATATTACTAGAATCACCTTTATACTTGTTTGGATTGTTTGGTACGAATTTTCCTGAGTAAGCCATAAGGGTATTTATTAAAAGAGATAACATATGACAACAAATACAGTCTACAAAGCAGGTGCTAAACCTACAGGAACTATTAAGCCCACGCAAGCAATGGACAATGCAAGGAAGGCGAATAAAATTAACTTCATGCAATTTCCAACTGACTTGGGAGTTCATCAATTTGTAATGAACTTTGTTAAGTTTAAGATGGGTGGCGTACAAGACGCACCTAATACCAATGTAGTTGCATCATTAGCATTACCATTGCCTGGTGCAGGTATTACAGATAAGTCTGGCGTAAAGTATAATCAAGATGAATTAGGAATTGTAGGTGGTGCAGGACTTGGTGCTGTACAGGGAGCTGTAGATGCTTTTAGTGGTGATGCAGAAGCACCTGGTGCGTTGGATGCTTTTAAAGCGTTGGGTGAAGGAGGTGCTGCAGCAGGTAGAACATTAGCAAATCAATTTGGACAAGGAGTAGGAGCAGCTGCAGATCAGGTATTTGGAAATGTCGTCAATCCTCATATTGTATTGTTATTTAAAAACGTAGATCTTAAGACGTTTACACTTACGTGGAAACTATCCCCAGCTTCAGAACAAGAGTCAAGAATTCTTAGAGCAATGATTACAAAGCTAAATCAACTAAGTCATCCCGAACAAAAATCAGAAGGCAACACAGCCAACTTTTTTTTAAACTATCCACATCAATGTGATTTGTTTTACTTGGGCGTTAATGAAAATCTACATTACTTTAAAAGATGTGCAATAACAGCCATGGAAGTTAACTATCAGGGTGAAGGTCAGAACTTATTGTTTGCTGAATCCGGAGCTCCAGTAAGGGTAGACTTATCTCTTACGTTCCAAGAAACAGAAATATGGACAGCAGAAGATTATGAATATGGTGATCAAATTGAGAGAGGTGTATAATGGCACTTAAAGGATACTTTGCAAACATTCCATCCATTGAATATGGAACTAAGATTGCTAGAAACTTAAACACTAGACCTAGAATAAAAGAACAAATTCTTAAAAATCCTCACGTGATCTATGATTATGTTATACAGGATGGCGAGAGACCGGACTTAGTGGCAAACGGATATTATGGCAACCCTAACTTTGTATGGCTTATATTTTTAGCTAATAATATAATTGATCCATACTATGATTGGCCATTAAACACAAATCAGATGCAAGATTTTTTAAAAGACAAGTATGGGTCATTAGCAGAAGCACAATCAAAAATTGTACACTACAAACACAAAATTAAGAGCACTATAATAAGTAAAGAAACAAAGGATTTGAATTCAACGTTTGGTAAAATAAATGAGAACGATTATTCTCCAGTATATGCCTATGACAATGAAATAGAAATTAATGAAGCAAAGCGTACTATCAAGTTAATTGATAGAAGGCTTGCAAGTACGGCGTACGAAGCACTAAGAGACGCCATGATAGAGAATGATTAATGTCAGGTGGATCAATAGCAAATAGAGTTGAGTTTTTAGATTCAATCAAAATAAATTATGCAGGCAACAGTGAAGTAGATGTCACTGATGCGTATACTTCAATAAACATAACAGAAGACTTGTTTAAAAATTCTCTCTCATGTACACTTAATGTGGGTGACTCATCAGGCAGTTTGGACCCTGTAGACTTTGATGGAACCGAAACATTTAAGTTAGCATTTAAAAGTTTACTAGAAAATGATAGAGAAATATCTGTTATATTTAGAATATACAAAGTAGATGTAACAATCGATCCTCAAAAGAATGATATTAAGATGTATCAATTGTTAGCAGTGACACCAGAACACTACAAGCAATCGTCCATGGATATAAACCAGTCTTTTAAAATGCCAATAAACGAGGCAGTTAAAAATGTTTTTGATAAACTGGGATCTAGCCGAAAGATTGACATAGACAAAACTACGGGAACATACACTTACATTGTACCTGGAATGACCCCGTATGAATCAATGGACTTCTTTCAAAGAAGAGCATACGACTCATCATTTAGATCCTCTTTGTTTACATTCTATGAAACTGTAGATGGATTTAATTTTAAAAATATAGAAAAACTTGTCAATGATAATAGAGACGATCCAATAACATATAAGTTTACACCCATTGCAAACTCTAGTGAGACTGAAGATGATCCAATGCATGTAATTCAAGAAATGAGCTTATCAGCAAATAAAGATATAATGCAAAAAATTAAATCAGGTGCTTATGCTAATGCTGTGCAAGAAATAGATTTAATGAATCAAAAGGTCAACTCAAGTAAAGTACAAATTAAAGAAGACTTTTCAACATTTAAACATTTAGACAAAGTAGCCATGTCACTTGACTCTAAGGCTATCATTGATGAGCACCTCAATACTATTAATAGTACACAATGGATAAATAAAGTAGGTAACGTATCAGATAAGAGATCACAGTTAATACCAAGAAGAAAGTTTTATTCTGATTGCTTGTCTCAAGTACAAATGGATCTTGTTGTTCCAGGAAATTCTAACCTTAGCGTAGGCAAGGTAATAGAAATAGATTTGTTAGAACTATCAGGGAAAACAGAAGAGAGGCAGCAAGAACCTAAAATATCAGGAAAGTATATAATCACTAGATTATCACATAGTTTAGGTAGAGGAAGCTATACTTGTAATTTAATATGTAACAAAGAAAGCTATAAAGCTAATAGCGATGACATTAAAAAGAATTTAGTGGTGAAACAATAATGCAAACAGGACAAGATTCGTTTACAAATTTTAGAAATTTTATTGGAGTCGTAGAAGATAGAAACGATCCGGAAGAATTAGGCAGAGTAAAAGTTAGAGTATATTCTATACACACTGATGATAACTCTGCATTGCCTACTGATGACTTGCCTTGGGCTATGGTTGTACAGCCAATTACATCAGCTGCAATCAGTGGAATAGGAAGATCACCAACAGGAATTGTAGAAGGAACATGGGTATATGGTGTATTTTTAGATGAGGGAGAATATCAGAACCCTTTAGTGATAGGTACAATTGCAGGAAAACCATCACAAAAACCAGGTGACAGGGGTTTTTCTGATTCAAAAAATGAGGTATATCCTTTAGATCAACCAGAAATCTCAAGCATATTTGAGTCATCAGTACCTAGATTAGCAAGAAAGACAGCAGAAAGTCATCAACATTTATTAGGAAAAAGAAACAATAAAAAGAATTTAGGTACTATTAAATCAGCTAAAGGATCAAAAGTATCTAGCGTGATGGCTAACAAAGATAAAAGTTACTATGTTAGAACTGAATGGAAAGAGCCCCATCCAAGATATGGTGGACAAGGTAGAGGATATGCAACGGGAGTTCCCAAGTCAGCTTATCCATTAAATCATGTTTGGTTTACAGAAGCAGGTCATGTATTTGAAGTAGATGACACTCCTAAGGCAGAACGTATACATTGGTATCATGCTGCAGGGACATTCCAAGAAATACAACCAAAGGGCGATCGTATGACTAAGGTTGTAGGAAATGATTATGAGGTAACATTTGGTGAAAAGGATATGTTCGTAAAAGGTAATGTAAACATTACTATCAATGGAGATGCAAGAACGCTTATCAAGGGAAATAAAATAGAAGAGATAGATGGTGATTATCTGTTGACTGTTGTGGGAGACGTAGTTCAAAAGATTGGTGGAAATGAAGCTAAAGAGATAGATAGCGATAAGTCAACACAAATAAATGGTAACCTAAACCAAAGAGTTTCTAAGTCTGTTAATCTAACTACTGTAGGTGCATTTGTAGAAAGTATAAAAGGACTGTTTACAAAAACTGTTACTGGCGAAGAAAAAAGAACTAACTTAGACAAAGCAACACACGTCTTACCCGACAACTATACATTACTTGGTGCAAACAATTTAAACATTGCTGCTGGTGGAGATCTTAATATTGCTGCTGAAGGAAAGATGGTATTAAAGTCTGTTGGCAATCAAACTGTAGAGACTGATGCTACCCAAACACTAAATTCAGATACACAAGACATCAATGCTAATACAGGTACAATTGATTATGCTACTGGATCAATAGATGTAGTAAGTGGTAATATTACAGACACCACCGTAACATTAAACTCACATGTACACCAAACAACTTCAATGGATACAGGAGATGGTGCTAATTCAGGTTCTAAAAATAATTCAGATTCACCAACGGCTAGCACATAATGAGTAAAGATTGCGGACCATCAAAAGCATCATTAGATCTCGATAGTCAGATTGGTGGTGCTATGGATACTATTCAGAACAGTATGATAGGAGATGCTGCAGGCGGCATTGCTGATAGCATAGGTGGATTAAAAGATAAGATTACTGGACTGACTTCTGGAATACTTGAAAAAGTAGAAGCTGCAGTTCCAGAAATAGAATTACCAAAAGCATCATTGCAACAACAAATGACCAAGATGATGTCTAGTTTAGATGATCCAGGGGCATTCTTAACAGAGTTTGAAAGTATAAAGAAAAACTTTGGTGGATCTATAGATATTGATAAAATGGTAAAAGAGGCTGGTATAGATCCTGATGCTATAAATGGTCTTGCTAGTCAATTATCTAGCTCCACTAATGAAGCAGCTAATGCATTAGAAACATTTGCTAATGGCAAGGCAACTAATTTAACTGGTTCATTAGCTAAATTAGCTGGAGGCGACTTATCAGCAGTTAAGAATCTAGTTGGAGAAATGCCAAAAATAACATTGCCTGGATTTTCTACAGAAAGTATCTTATCTTCAGTGTGCACAAAGATACCAAATTTAGAATTAGATAAGGATGGAAATACTATTAAGAAAGGCGTTGAAACTAAATTGCCATCTGAAGATGGTAAAAAAATTGATCCACCAGCAGAAAAAAATGACACACCACCGCCCGTAAAAGAACCAGCTCCAGCAGACAAAATAGAAAATGGTGCTACTGTAGTGTTAAATCCAGATAGTGAGGAAGCGCAAAGAATAGAACAAGAGTTCACTGATAATCTTCAAGAGATTAGACCGCTGTTGGCAATTGTATTAGATAGACAAGCAGAGTTTTATAATAACAGGCAAAAGGCAAGAGATCTTATTGGCGTATTCAGAACAAGCGATAAGAACAAAGAAAAAATTAGAAAACTTAAACAAAGGAACCGTCAAATTGTTAATAGGAATAATAAAGATACATTATACAATGAACTGCGATTACAAAATTTTCAATTTATTAGAGACGACCAATTATTCAAAGCAGAACTTATTCTTAAGAAGCCAGAGAAATTTGTAATAAGCTATGATGAGATTCATATAAGAACTTTTGAGAGCAGATATCCAGAAACAATTCAATTGATTGAGGCGTTACCTAATATAAGAATAACAGGCGAAAAACCTAAACCAGGTACAATTCCAGGAAAGGGATAACAAACGGTAGATAAATAAACTTATGGCTACATTTACAGACTTTAATAACAGTTTTGCGTTTTTACCCTCTACGGGCGATCTCGCTATAAAAAATGATGTAGATTCAGTAAAGCAATCTGTGAAGAATTTAATACTCACTGATAAGGGTGAGAGATTATTTCAACCAGATATAGGATGCAAGATAAGAGGATTATTATTTGAGAACTTTACACCACAGACTAAAATTGTAGCAAAACAAACAATAGAAGAAACCATAAGTCAGTTTGAACCTAGAGCAGAGATAATTAATATACAGATATCTCAGTCTCCGGACAACAACTCAATGTACGTAAACATTGTATTTAATTTAATAAATAGTGAAGTAGCACAAACACTAGACTTAGAAATAGAGAGAATAAGATAATGGCAAACAGCGCACTATCAGTAGCAAATATAGACTTTACAGATATTAAGAACGATCTTAAATCGTATCTTACATCTCAAGAACGACTAAAGGACTTTGATTTTAGTGGATCTAATATGAACGTAATGTTAGATATCCTATCATACAACACCTACATGCAAAACTTTTATTTAAACATGGTAGCAGCTGAAGGGTTCATTGACTCTGCACAATTAAGAGATAGTGTTGTTTCTCATGCTAAAACGCTTAACTACTTGCCAAGTTCATTCTCATCATCTAAAGCACAAATTGACTTTGAAATATTACCTGCTAATACACCAGCTAATATAACCATCCCAAAATACACAGCATTCACTACTCAAGTAGATTCCAATACATACACCTTTTCAACTGATCAAAGAATTACAGTTTCAGTTGATACTGATGGTAGATACATTATAGAAGACTTAGATTTATATGAGGGTGAAATTGTATATGAATATTATACTATAAACACATCCAATACTTCACAAAGAGTCGTGTTGTCTAATAAGGAAGTAGACACATCTAGTATAGACATTAAAGTTTTAACATCATCAACAGATACAACAAATGCAGCATACACTCATTCATTAAGTACAATTGGTTTAGACTCAAGTTCAAATGTATACTTTATTGTACCTGCTGAAAATGAAAAATATGAAATACAATTTGGAGATGGAGTAGTAGGCAGAAAACTAATAAACGGAAACGTAGTAGAAGTAGTTTATAGAAAATCATCTGGTGAATTACCAAATGGCGCAAATTCATTCACTATTGGTACAAATGACATTCCTTATAATAGTACAGATATAACTGTAGTGTCAAATGCTAAAGGTGGTGGTAACGCAGAAACTATAGAAAATATAAAAATTAATGCACCAAGATCAATTTCAATCCAAGACAGAACAGTTACGGTAGGTGACTATAAAACACTATTATTGCAAAACTTTAATGACATTGAGACCCTTCACGTGTATGGTGGAGAACAACAAACGCCGCCAGAGTTTGGTAAAGTAATTATATCAGTAGATTTAAAAAACGCTGATGGTATACCTGATAGTAGAAAAAAAGATATAGAAGATTTCCTTAGACTGAGATCTCCTCTTGCGACTGTTCCCAAAGTAGTTGATCCAGAATTTTTATTTTTAAGCATTAACACTGACATTAGATACGATCCAAATTTGACAGCTAAGTCAGACTTAGATATAAAATCATTAGTAATAGATAAAATACAATCCTTTGCTGATACAAATATTAATAAATTTGATAGCACCTTGAGAAAATCACAATTAGTAAGAAACATAGATGATAGCGACACTTCAATACTTAACAATGATACTAGATTGCTATTACAAAAAGTAATTGTGCCTACAATAGATACGGCAGATAGCTTTGTATTAAATTTTAATAATGAAATCTTACAAGAGATACCTCAAGCAGACTCATCGTTTGTTGATGGATCTGCACCAGTAACATCTACTCAATTTACGTTCAAATCTTTAACACAATGCTCTTTGAGAGACAATGGTTTAGGTACTCTACAAATAGTAAAACAATCTGATGGACTAATTCAAATTATTGAACCCAATGCAGGAACCGTAAATTATGAAACTGGCTTGGTTAGTGTAAACGGATTAAACGTAAGTTCATATACAGGAGCAGGAATTACTGTAAGTGCTAATCCAACTAGCAGTACATTGAGATCAGATAAAAATATTATACTAAGCTATAATAACACTCCACAGATTAATATTATACAAGAGAGAGTATAATGCGTCAGATTGAGGACAAACTTTCTTTATTTGTCAAGGACCAGTTTCCTGCGTTTTATAATGAAGAAGGGGAAATGTTTCAAATATTCCTCGAAGCATATTACGAATACTTAGAACAAGATAAAAAAACATTAGACTATTCACGTAATTTATTAGAATATATTGATGTAGATAAAACTACTGAGGAGTTTTTAGAGCATTACAAAGCAACGTTTTTATCTCAATTACCCGGGCTTGTAAAAGCAGACGACAGACTTACCATTAAAAATATTATGGATTTCTATCGTGCAAAAGGAACTCCAAGAGCCGTACAATTGCTCTTTAGACTGTTATTTGATGAAAGCATTACAATAAATTATCCAGGCGAGGATGTACTAAAGCCATCCACATCTGACTTTAAACTTCCAAGGTACGTAGAGGTATACGCAAGCAATTTAAATAATCTTATAGCTCTTGAAGGACTTGAAATAGTAGGTGCTACTAGTGGAGCAAAAGCGTTTGTAGAAAGTATATCAACTAAAATATTAAACAAAGTAAAAGTTCATGTTTTATCACTATCTAATCTAAGAGGAAACTTTCTTAGAGGAGAAATCATAGCTAAAAGCTCTGATGGCATTCAAGACGATATGCCAATAGTTACCGGGTCGTTATCGGCTGTTAACATAACTTTAGGTGGAAGTAACAATGCTGTAGGAGACACATTTAACATTGTAGCTTCATCAGGAAGACAGGGTAGAGCAAGAGTTACAGCCATTGCTGATGCAACAGGACTTGTAGATTTTGAACTTGCTAATGGCGGGTTTGGTTTTTCATTAGACTCTAACGTAACATTTACGGACGTAAACGATCAAAACCTTTTAGTCAACAATGTTACTAATGCAGCTCAAACATATAACAATACATTTACTGGAAACAACAATCCCAATGGTACTGTTAATGTACCAGCCCCGTATGATAGTATAATTTATAGAGTTGAAGAAGCAGGGTTTAACAAATTTGAAACAGTAGAACAAAAAATAGAAAAGCTAAGTGTCATAACTGCAACTACATTTAACAACGATATATTAGCTTACCAGACTGCTAATGATGAGAATCATTGGACATATGCTACAGCTTCTGCTGATACAAACAAGACTCCTTTGGTGCAAGGTAAAGACTCAGGTGGTAATATTATAGCTAATGGCTACATAATAGACACCAACATTGGTTCTGGCACGAACGATTTAACAATTGCATTGGTATCTGGATCATTTGGTAACCAATCAACATCAACAATAAACCTAGCATCAAACTCTCACACATTTGAAACAAACGAAGAAGTAGATGAAGAGAATGCCATTACATTAACAATCAAAGACACTGCCGGCTCATTTAGTGTAGGTGATATTGTTCAAGGTGATGAAAGTGGTGCAAATGGTATTGTAGTATCTGTTAATCCTACAACAATGGTTCTAAATGGATCGTTTGGTACCTGGACATCTAACGACAATGTACAGGACGTGACATCAGGCACTGCTAATACTGCTAATGTAACTAATATTAATATTACTACATCTGGAGCAAATGGTGTCGTATCAACGGCTAATACACTAACAATAGTAATCAATGAAGTCATTGGTGTATTTAATGATGATAAAAAAATTAAAGGTAGAAGAACAAATGCAATAGCAATCACAAACACAGTTAGTATAACCGGTGCATCTGATGTAAGACTATTAGGAAACAATGACTCTAATGCAGCAGCTGATGTGTTTTCAAACGTATCTATTACGGCTCAAGTAATAGGATCTAATGCTACCAACATTGGATTTAAAACAACAAGATACTCTAACGGAACTATTGGCACATTTAGTAATAATAAAGCAGCTTTTATTAGAGGAAGAGATTCAAACACATATGCTAATGTAATATCAGTTGGTTCTGGAACTGGAGCAAACTTTAAAATTGGAACATTAGAGAACGAGGATCCAATTACAATATATACAGACTTTGTTGGAGGCAACAATGTGTCTAATGTATCATATCTTGATTGTTTAATTGATGGTGGTAATAGTGGTATAGGTTTCTTAGACAATGTTACGTTTAATGCAGGTAGCTTGTATACTGTTGGACAAGAAATATTATTTACTGACGGAGGACCCGGGGGTGGTGTTCCAACAACAAATGCTGTTGCAAATATATCATCAGTAGGTGTAGGCGGTACAATAACAGGAGTAACTGTTGTTAATCAAGGAGCTGGATTCTATACTGCTGCAACAGCAACAATGCCAAATCATTCTAACGGAGATGTTAATGATTCGGCTACTGTAACCGGAAACTTTGATTTTGGTTATGGCTTTCCAAAAGATCAAGACGGAGACTTCACAACAATATTAGATAAAGTCTTTACAAGAATTAGCGGTAACGTGGGTACAATAACATCATTGTCAGACATAAACCCTGGTAATAATTATAACTTTGATCCATTTGTATCAGTTTATAGTCCTGGTATTGCAAGATACAATAGAAGAGACTTGGTGGTAAACTTAACAGACATGGCAAATACTGCCGGGCAGTATAAAGACTTTATTATTGGTGAGACAATAAACCAAACTGTTACGTTCCAATCTCAAGTACTAACAGCTAGTGGTGGTTTTACTTTATCATTTAGTAATGGCGCATCAAATGCATCAGCCAATAACTCACAAATAGAAGACTTAATTGGAACTTCAGCAATACAAACAGTTAACAGTACCGTAACAATATTAGGTGATATTACAACGGGTGATTCAACTTCAATTACTGTTAAGAATTTAAGAACAAGAACAGAAGATGCATCTAACAACTTTACCTTTGATACATCTGACGCAACTCCATTTACAGCAGCAGCAATTACATTTGGTGATCCTGGACAAGGTGATGCTAATATATCTAGTATAGCAGCGACTGTAACCGGCTTAGGAACGGTTTCATCATCAGCTGTAGCAAAAGGTCAGGTTTATAAATTTACGAACAATAACGACGGTACAGGCGATGTAGGTATAAGAAGATTGTCCTTCAGTGTTGGGTTCAATGATACTGGTACAATAGCAGGAGCAACATCTGGAGCTGGTGGTTCTATAGATTCGCTTTACGAGGATGTGGCTACAAGACCTATAGGTGACAATGCAAATGTTGCAGCTGATGCAAGGGCAGCTAATGGTATTGTAACAGAAGTTGAAGTAATTGACAGTGGCTTTGGATATCAGCATAGTGCTAACTTAACACTAAGATCTGACAACTCAGATAATAAGATAGTCGTAAGTGGTACTGCAAATGTTACCACTACAGGTATAGGACCTGGATATTGGGCATCTAAAGAGTCATTTTTGAATACTAAATACATACATGACAATGACTTTTATCAATCTCACTCATATGTTATTGAATCAGGGTTGTCTTTAAATAAATATAGAGATATACTACTTAAAACCACACACATTGCAGGTACAAGATTGTTTGGTAGAGTATTTAAAGAAAGTATTGCAAACGTAAGTGTAACATTTTCTAATACACAATTGCAAAGAATTGGAAGTAGTAACGGAGACATATTACAAACGGTAGACACGTAATGGGAAAATTAGTAACATCAAATTTTAATTCACACAATGCAAAGCAATTTGTAGAATCTCTTAATGAGACTGCAAACAGTCTTTATTATGTTTTCTTAGGAAAGCATGATTCATTTGCTGATGACAATACACCACCAACACAAAACAATTCTCCAGAGGATAGTTTTTATCAACCATATAGAGATATGATATATGGTAAGCAGGTTACTACTTCTGACATTAAACAT